CAAAGTCAGACCTGCGGTCTCCCGTAGATCTGACGCTTTGATATGATGTAAAATTTTCTTGTACACTACATACTAACCTGTTGTAGTAGTATTTAGAGCCAATCCTTACGTTGATGTGCTTCTGGAATTAGTTTTTTGATGTCTATAAGCAATAGTCCATCCTCAAATCTAACAGACTTGACTTCTAATTCGTTTGGCAATGACCAAGTGCGTTTGAATGCACGTTGTGCCAACCCTTTGTGAACGTAATCTTGCTCTACTCCGTCTGGTTTCTTACCTTCAATGACAAGTCTACCCTCTTCGGTATAAACTTTTATGTTGTCCTTCTTAAATCCTGCTAATGCAACCTCTACCCTGTACTCATTGTTAGATACCTTTATAGTATTATAAGGTGGGTAGTTTGTGTTGGCGAAATGTTGATCGAACTCGTTGAACCAATCATCAAACCCAATCATGTTTCTTTGTATCTTATCAAGATACTTCTGTGTCTCTGGCACAGACAATGTTATAGATCCGTTTCCGAACATAGTGACCTCCTTGAGCGTCTAAGTTGTAATGTCCCCGTAGGCGACACTACTAATTATAATACTATAACTCTAAATGGAGGGTGTTGATTACCCTATGATGCAGTTTTAGTTTTACCTATATTGTACTTCGTTTCCAGTATCCACTCTTTCTTTTCTCTAAAAGATATGACTTTTATCTGGTTGAGTGATGATATATCCTGTATAGAGTCTAACTGATTCTCATTTACCACTATCAATCCCCAATCTGCTAGTAGTTTTATGATTCTATTACGTCTTTGTACGTCATTTATAGTCAAGTTAGCATGCTTACCATCAAGGGCAAACAATTCTTTGAAGTGAACAATATAATACTTACCTTGCTTATGTAATATGTGACATGATTGATATAACTTCTTCTCTTTACGTGATGCTACGCCAATTCTTGTTAGAGTTTCTCTAACTTTCAGGAAATCATCTGGTTCTTTCAAAACGATCTCTACCATATCCTGCGGAGACCATTTAGGGGTTGGTTCTACTGTCATTTCACTCCTCCGGTGTCTAACCGTTGTCTAATAATGTTTATTTGATCATCGTCTAGTAAAGGTAAAACCTGCTTTGCCTTTTCATCACTATACTTATAGTATTTTTTTATGATTTCAAGGTTAGATAGTTCCTCTTTCCTGATCCATGGAGAGAATCTCTTCTTCTTCCTCAGAGTATATAGTAAAAAATCGTACTGTAGCTTATTATCTAGTTGGTTGTATATATTCATCTCATTTGCATACATGAGCGTGTCAATCTGACCTGACATACATCGATTCACGATATATGAGGGGTATTTTGCTTCAATTAGTGGTTCATCATCAATTAGATTGATCTTAGTCTCATTGATGGACTTCAACCAGTCCTTCAGTTCCATTTTTTTCGCCTAATAATGATCTGATCATTAGCATAATCGGGAATAAACTCCAGTGGTTCATTATTTTTCCAGCACATCTCGCTGTACAACGAGTTCAGCGTTCCCATGTCATCCCACAGGTCAGAAACGTCGTCCATGTAGCAGTACTCCCTAAAAACTTAGTATAACATATATCTATCGATTGAAAATCCTTTGTTTGAGTTCCAACGTCCACTTATCATAATATTTCGTCTTCATAAGGTCTGCTCTTGCTTCTTCTAACTCCTTTCTTTCCTGTACTAAGAGCAATACTTTACCACTATTCATGATTTGACCGTCAATATTCTCTTCTAGGTCAGGATGATCCTCTAAGAATATAAAATCAGGATACATGATACCCAATTTCATTGCTAACCACTGTAAATATGCTGCACCATAGTCCTGTAGTACAAATATAGCAACCTCTTTCTCCCAAGGTTTACTCATATACTCTATGACCGTGAGCATATTCTTGTATTCGATTACATCTATCTTCTTTCTTTGGAATGCCGACTTAGCAAAGGGACAAGGTGGCATATTATCAAATGATTTGTTCGGTTTTTGGATAAAATCAAACCAATCTTGGAGTAAATCCTTCATGCTATAAGATCTGAAACGTAATTTCTGTCAGGGAAGTAGTCTTTTTGTTCTCCTTCACGGGATATGTCTGAGGTTATGCAATGTAAACCTCCATCCCAGAAGTATCTATGTCTGAAATTTACAATGTGTGGAGTGACACCGTGTTTTTCAAAATATTTGAATACTTTCTCGTTATATCCATTACATATAATATTATTTTCATCAATAACTAGCATATTTACATCAAAAACTGACTCCTCAACGTATATTTGCCAGTGTGATAACCAACTATCCATGTAATCTATCAAGTCATCGTTGTCTTCTTCACCTGCAACGAAGTATTTTCCTCTATTTTTCTCCTTCATCTTAAGAAAACCATCTACTTTGTCCCAAGACTCCCCTGTTATGCAGCATACGTCCCAGTCAGGGAATAATTTCTGACAATCTTCAGTATCTTTTAGAGAAACTACAAGACCTGGCTTGACTACACAGGTGCTACCGTCACTATGTCCTGTGTTAGCAAGATAATTTATGCGATAATCAGGAAATAGACGTCTTAGTTTGTCATCAAAACTCTTTTGATTGAGTTTATTGATGACATGACAGAAACTAAAATACAAATCTTTACCACATCTGATGCTAGTAGCAGTGTTTATGTACTGATCATATACAATTGGTACGTTATTATCCTTCAACCACTTCTCTATCGTACTATAAGGGTAAAATTTACCAGAGTTAGGACACTTGTTAGGTGAACCTATCTGCATGGTCTCTGCTTTTATTATCTCATCTCTTATCTTATCAAAATCTATGCCTGTTAGAACCTTTGTTCCCTGATGGAATTTCTTTTGAGTGCGAAACTTAAACAATGACATAGATGTGGACAAATTTTTCTGAGGTTCTAGTATGTCCTCTAGCATTTTTGCCATAAGTTTCTCACGATAAGTCAAGTCTGACATCTGTGAGGTACATAGTCTGTCAAATATATTTCTTACATCAATGTTCTGCCCATAGTTTCTTGATGGCATAAAGAACGTGCCACCTATCATAGCAGTATAATCTCTTGGTACCATAGGAGGATACATTGTCACATGTCCTTGACCTATAGGTTGTGGTATCTTATCGTTTACATATACCTCTGGGTCATCACTTATATCTGTTCTCAAAACAGTGACATCAAACTCTTCCAATTTGCTTATTAGTTTCTGATAATCTTCTTCAGTCTCGACTGCAATCTTCTCCATTGCATTACGAACTTTGGTATTCTTTATCCTAGAAAAAAAATGCGGTGGATAACATCTACCAACCGCACATACTTTTAATGGATCCCAATGTTGATGTACTGATATCATATCATCATCATAGCATGTTGTAGTTCTTTTGCATGTTCTAATTCATCCTGTGCTATCTCTGCTATCTTTTTATCTTCTGGATGATGTAAGAGATACTTTGTATATGTCTCATAAGCATGCTTCTCTATCTTCATGTTGATGTCATAAGCGTTCTTAGGACTAAAAAGATAGTACCCAACCATAATCCAATAATAAAGTAAAACAAGATGTTTGGCAAAGAAGCGGTCAATCCAATACTTGTTACCTTCTCTAAGCTCCATTTCTTCAAGATGTTCTGTTTCATTGAGTGCCTGATAAAAGTGTTCCTTCATCAAGTATACATGATCTTCTCCTCTCAGTCCCAGTGATTCTCTAAAGTGTAATACACTTATAAAAGAAAAGTAGGGTGCTCTGGCAATCACTTCAAGAACCCAGAACCTTTGGAAGTCTCTACCTCTGTAGAGAAAGTCTAAGATATAGATTGTAGTATCTAAGACGAGTGTGTTGATTTGCTTCATATAAGTATATATACCTACATTATAGCATTCATAATAAATTCTTTAGATAGAACAGGATCACCTAACAAATCAAGTTGTAAACCATCAGCGTCTACGAAAACGTCGTCTTCCGCTTCCTTTCTACAATGCTGCCAGTAATATGATCTATCTTCTCTTCGATATAAGTACGAAGTGTTGTGTGAATCAAGGGTGAACATGGCAATACACTTTTGTTTATGTTGCCAACATGGATCGAGTGCTCTCTTTTCATACTCAGTCACGTTGTCTCCAGTCATCGGATCTCTCTTGATGAAACCATTCTACCACTTGATCGGGAGATCCGAAACCCCTACGATGATTGCTTGAATCGGGGTCTCCTATATTCAAACTATTCAGAAAAGACTCGTTCGGATTTGTAACTTGTCTTCTCGCTTGTTTCAACATACCTCTTGCTGATGTATTTGCTTTTGCCAATTTCTGTGCCCAGATCATGTCTGCCATGCTGACCTCAGTTCCTGCTGCAATTGATTTGCAGATCCCTTCCAACCGAAGGCGGTATGCTGTAGATAACATTTACTAATATTATTCATAAGTGTATACTATCTAGTAGTTTGTTAGTACCAGTTCCTTCCTTTCTTTTTGATTGCTCATATACGAACCCACTGATCTCATAGTATATGTAAGATCAAACTCACCTACTTGAAAGTTTTTGAATCTATCTTTTATCAACTGACTATTATTATAACTTACAATAAGTTGCTGTTCTGACTGACCACAGGTGGTAGCAAACTGATCATGATCAAAATTAGAATGCATAGCACCCTTCTTACCATAAAGATTAGATCCTATTTCGTAAGGTGGATCTAGATAAATTACTGCACCGTCTCCACCCATAAGTTCTTGATAAGATAGATTAGTAATCTTCCAGTTCTTTATAAGAAGTCCGTAATGTGGCAGTTTTTCGATACCTCGCATCGAAAAGTTGCTGTCGGAGGCTTGCTTGGAGAACGAAGATGATTCAGATAACCCACTGAAGCTACACTTATTAAGAATATAGAAAGCAACAGCTCTATCTTTGGGGTCAAGGGTGCCATCGTTTACTTGTATCTTAGCATCAAGAAACAATCCTTTTGCTGATGCAGGATCAGGGTATCTTGATTTGAGTTGTTGTAATTGTTTGTA